ATGAAGTAGTAAGTCAACAACTATTAGAAATAGATAGTGAGGCTAGAGAAGAACTAAATAAAATATTAACGGCACTCAATCAAGCTTCAGCTAATGCTGATAAGCAATCATTCGATAAGAATTATGAGATATTATTATCTTATCTTACTTATAAACTATTAAATATTAAAGCTAACTAGGGGGTAGTATCCCCCGCACAGTCATAATGTTCATAGCATGGATATAAACTTATGTAAAACTTGCGAACCATTGACATATGGTCGCACTTAGAATATACTATAATTATATGGTACAGGCACGAAAAGAAACACATGACCATGTTTCAGTACGGGTAAAATGTTTAAATTATACCTGTCCCAACGAGTTCAGCGTTGTGGGTATAAACAAAGCCATATATTAAGGATAAATACAGGCGTTATATCCTAGTTAAAGCTTGTATTTGTCCGCCCCTGAAAGATTACTAGAGGCATCGAGTTGGGGCAAAATAATTATTGGTGCTAACCTATACGGCGGTTGGTTAAATGTTTCTTTCAATGTTAAACAGCCAATAATCAGTTCGATGACACTGCGAGACTGCAGATGCTCCTAAGTTCATCATCTATCGGCGGTAGAAAAATATCTCCGCAAAGTTATTCAAAACTATCGCCGATATAAACAACTAACGAAAGGGAAACAATATGTTAGTATTAGAAACAACAACAAGAAAGAGGGTAGATATGATACAAGGATATAACATCACATCTAAAAGCTTAGAGAAGGGTGATGTAGTAATAACAAAGCCGAGGAATGTATCCTCGGTATTACCAAACTGTAAGATAAAAATCATAGATGGATATAAAACACATGCTACAAGATTGTGTGATGTTCCTATCATGTATGACGAAGACAACAGAGAATTTGGCTCTGTGCTAGTATCTGATATGTATGCCGTCAAGCGGGATAATGTTTGGATACCTATCGACCATGGAAATAAATAGAACAATCTATAAGGCTAATGTTTTTGGTGTTAGTGATTATCCTTACCAAGTCATTAAGCCTAGCACCAATGTCAAGTTAGGAAAGTGGGTCAGTAAATCAAGACATGCAGGTAAACGCATGTATACTATTACCTTAGAAGAACGAGCAACTTGCCCCAAGACTTGCAAACATTGGTACGATTGTTATGGAAATACAATGCCATTCGCACATAGGTTTAAGTATGACAAACACCTTATAAGAAAAATGGATAAGGAATTAGCATATCTTAATACAAAAAAGTATGGTGTTTTGATTAGACTTCATGTCTTGGGAGACTTCCCCGACCTGAAGTATGTTGAGCATTGGGAACAATGGCTTGACAAATACGAGAACATATCCTGTTATGGATATACTGCTCATTCACCAAAAGAATCTATCGGCGGTAGAATTGCAATAATGAATGAACAAAGGTGGGATAGGTGGTCAATACGCTTTTCTAACTATCCTAAATATAAACTATCTGCTAATTCAGATAAGGTATCCAAGAATGGTATTACCTGTCCTGAACAAGCGGGTCAAACTAAAAGCTGTGGAACTTGTGGTTTGTGTTGGAATAAATCTACTAAGCGTATTCTATTCATGACACATAGCAGAGATTTACGAAAGGGAAATAATGCAAATAATAAACCAACCAATTAAAAATGCTATCAAAGAAGCGGTAGGTCAAGGCTTCTTCTATTGTGGGTTTGTCAAAAAATCGACAGGCACATTTAGAGAAGGCATTTTTAGGTTTGATGTGAAGCAATACAAGTCTATTGTAGACGGCGAGATAAAAACTATCGGCGATAGACCTTCACCAATAACAGTAAATGACCAAGGGATGTGTTTAAAAGAGTTTAAAAACAAGAGGTATTTAGCACATCAAAGACACCCTCATGACTTTACATCTATAAGGTACGACAGTATAAGACTTCTTAAGTTCAAGAAGAAAATGTATACAGTCAAATTTATAGATGATGTAGGGTATAGACTGATGACGCTAGAAAAAGTTCCAAGTAAATTGGAAGAGAGTATCAAACTTATCTATCGTGTAGATGACTTTGACTTTACCATAGGAAACTTACCAAAAGAAAGGAAGTACAATGCCTAATTACAGAGTAGTGCTAGCTTGGAATGTGCAAAAAACTTATTTTGTTCAAGCAAAAGATGAGGAAGAAGCAACTGACAAAGCAAGAGATGGTGAAGGACTTAATGAAAGTTATAATTCATACGAGTTTGAAGACTATATAGAAACAGTAGATACAGATAAGGAGTACGATGATGAGTAAACAATCTAAACTAGAAACATTTAAAGAAATGCTTGATGACAAATCATTTAGCAATGTGCTTTCCGAACAATCTGTTAAACATCTTAAAGATATAATTGATGCAGTAGCAGAGGAACAATACAACAAAGGATACGCCGATGGTAGTAATCAGCTTACCCAAATATTTACAAACTTAGTAGGTAATAGTGCAAGGAATTGATTTAGATTACATAAACATAGACGAAGGGGGCAGTCTTAGAATGGACTGCCCTTCTTGTTTAAACAGGAATACTTTATCTATTAGAAAAGTTAGTGGTAAAATTATATGGAATTGTTTTCATGTATCGTGCAATAATAGTGGCTCTAACTCTAGGGGTTATTCTATCTCCGATATTGAAAATATTTTTACACCCAAGAAAAAACAAGAAGATAAATTTATTATGCCTAAATCATTTGTTTCTATCTATCCCAATCCTAAAGCTATGCAGTATTTAAAAGATTATAATATTAATCCTTATGATTGTAATGCTAGAATTATGTATGATGTTAAGCAAGATAGGGTAGTATTTATTATTGATATAGACGGCATAGTTAGAGGTGCAGTAGGCAGAACATTATCTAATAAAGTTCCGAGATGGTATAAATATAATTCTTGTGAGTATCCTTTTGTAGTAGGCAATGATGTATCTAATGCAGTAATTGTTGAAGACTGTGTGTCAGCTTGTGCAGTAGCACCTATCCATACAGGCATAGCTATTATGGGTACATCCTTATCTGATAAACACGCTAATTATATTAGAAGTAAATTTAAAAAGGTTTATATATGCCTTGACCCCGATGCTAACGCTAAGACTTTTGACATACAAAAGAAGCTAGGTTATAGTGTAGATAGTAAGATAGTTCTCATACCCAAGGATTTAAAATATTTAAAACAAGAAACAATTAAGGAGTTATTACATGGCAATAGTTAGAGAGTTAGAAGAACAATTAAAGAAGACTAAAGAAAAAAGCAGGGATAGATTAAAAAGAATTAAAGAGTTAGAAGAAGACCTAAAAGAAGTTAGGCTTCATAATAAATTTTTGACAGGTAGAGTAGAGAAGTGGGCTGAGAGAAATTTTCTTTTAAGGCAAGAGAAAATTAATATGACAGTAGACGAAGTCCTTGAGCAATCTAAAACTAAAGAAGAGTTTCGACAGCTTCAAAAAACACAGGAGTTAGCTGAAGTTGTAGATAAGGCAAAAGAGGATGCCTCTAAGTTAAACACCTCTGGATTATTTAAAAAAGGAAAGGAATAGTAGATGGCGTTTTTTGACAGAGTACACTTTGAAGGAATAATAAAAATATCGGAGATAGATATAGATGCGAAGCTTACATCCCAAATCTATAGAGGTTGGGACAATGAAGATAATATACCATGGGAGAGTTGGCATTATCACCTAACTATGTCCAACCACAGGCTTGAAGTAGATAGAGATAAAGGTATTGATACAGGCTATACTGTCAGTAATAAATATAAGGGAAGACCTGAGTATCATGTTCCCTACATATCTGAAACAGGGTTTAGGTCAGACTTTTTTATGTACGAAAAGAAACCTTCTGATTTAAAAATGGATGATGTTAAACATGTAATAGAGGGTAGAGTTAAAGTATTACTAGGTAAGAACTTAGAATTTATGAAAGCTAAACCAGTAGAGGTAGTAAGTAAAATACCTGAGGAATCATGGGAGGATACAGATGAGTAATCCATTTCCAAAATATAAAATCATGGCAACAGTCGAAAGAACTTTTACATTTGAAGTTCCAGGAAATGTTAAAGATTTACATGAACATTCTGATAAAAAAGCTAGAGAACTTATTGCAAAAGAGTTAGTGGATATGCAACAGTTTAATTTAGATGTTCAAGACTTTATAAGTAATTGTAATATTAGAGTGGAGGATGATTACACAGATGAATGATACAGAAGAATTAAAAGAGGCTTTATCTATATTAAAATTAGCACCAAGGTTAGAACAAGTATCAAAGAGGTTTGAGAGGGCAGCGGATGAAAAATTTGATGGCATTAAAAATTATAAAGCTTTGCTTAAGAAAAGAGTTTTATCAAAAATACAAAAACAAAATACAAAAAAGTAGTCTAGCTAATTTACTAGATGTCTATGCAGTCATAGAAAAAACTTATAAAGATTTACCTGACTGTAAAGAAATACTTCACGATGATTTATATATTAATTATTTAAATTATAATCCTACCAATACACAATCTAATAAAGACAAAGCAATGCAGGTTGTGACTGACTTAGATACAGTTGACATCAATGAAGACAATGTTGTACTGACTATACAGCAGATGCATCAATCACAGATTGTACATGAAGCATCACAAAAACTTTTAAACATTTACAAAGAAGGTGGCGGAGATATAAAAAATGTTGTTAAACTTTTACAACAAGAAGAATCTATCGAGGATAGTATTCAAGAAGTCACAAAAGATTTGTATGAACTTCTGAAAGAAATGGACTACAGTAATCTCTTTAAATTTTCTGCACCCTCATTACTAAATGAACAAGTAAAGGGTGTGGGTAAGGGACACTTCACTATTATATTTGCAAGACCGGAATCTGGTAAGACTGCCTTTTGGATTAACATGGTAGGTGGTGAAAATGGTTTTGCATACCAAGAAAAAATCAATAATATAGCCATTTTTTGCAATGAAGAGAAGCCTTCTAGAATTGTTTTAAGATTAATACAGGCATGTTCTGATATGACTAAGAGCCACATAGATGCAGAGCCAGACATAGCCAATGCAGAATGGGAAAAAATAAAAGATAAAATTCATGTTTATGATTGTAAAGATTTTACTGTGGAATCAATAGACAGTTATTGTGAAGAGTATAAACCTGATGTAGTTATAGTGGACCAATTGGATAAGATAGAACTGTCAGGAACTTTTAATAGTGGTCATGAAAAATTGAGAGAGATATATAAATTAACTAGAGACATAGCTAGTAGAAGGGATGTGTGTATGTTTGGAATATGCCAAGCGAGTAGTGATGCTCATGATAAAAATCACATAAGTTTTAATAACATGGAGGGTAGTAAGACAGGCAAAGCAGCAGAAGCTGATTTAATTATTGGTATAGGAAAGAAGGATGACTGGGAAGGAGAAGAAGATTTTACTAGAACATTATGTATTAGTAAAAATAAATTAACGGGTTGGCATGGTATTATTCCTTGTAAGATTGTGCCTAGTAAAGCGAGGTACATAGATTAATGATTAGTGTATTGGATATAGAAACAACTTTCACAAAAGACGGAGATAATACTCCGTATAATTTAAGTAATAAACTAGTAAGCGTAGGAGTAAATGATGAATATATATTTTTTAATCATGATGAGTTCACTGGCGATATTCGTACTAGCCATAACGAACTCCAGTCAATTTTAGATAAGACAACATTAATGGTGGGACACAATCTTAAGTTTGATTTGTCTTGGTTATTAGAATGTGGATTTAAATATGAAGGTAAGGTATGGGATACTATGGTTGCAGAATCTGTTTTATACAGAGGCCAAAGAAAACCTTTAAGTTTAAAAGAATGTTGTAAGAGAAGAAAGATAGGAATTAAATATGCAACATTAGAAAATGCCATAGACTCTGGTATTGGAATGGATAAGATACCCATTAATGATTTAGAAACATATGGTAGAAATGATGTTGCTATAACAAAAGATTTATACTTGCAACAAGACCTTGATTATAAACGAGAAGAAAATAAAGGACTACTACCTACATTAGAATTGATGTGTGAATTTTTAATTACATTAGTAGAGATAGAACGCAATGGTATTTATGTAAATCCTAGCACACTAGACGAACTTAAAAAAGCATTAGACGAGGAATATAGTTCTATCAAAAAAAAGATAGAGATAACTGTTCAAGAGATGATGGGCGATAGACCATACAATATTGGAAGTCCAGAGCAGTTATCTAAAATCATCCACTCTAGAGAAATTATAGATAAGAATGATTGGGCAATAACTTTTGGCTTGGGTACAGATGAATCAGGAAAAAAGAGAACCCCTGTTAAATATCCAGACCATACCTTTAGACAAATAATAGAGAAAAAAACTAGACCTGTACAGTATGAGGCAGGTGTAAAATGTAATGTTTGTGATGGTGCAGGTATTCGTAGAAAAATAAAAAAAGATGGAACTTACTTTCAACAAATTCATAAGTGTTCTGAGTGTAAAGGTGAAGGTGTTTTACTTACAGCTACACAAAAAGTAGCAGGTTTTAAAGTACCTATAAGAACTCAGAAGAATATAAATTCTAATGGTGGCGTAGTATCAGAGGCTAACTTACAATATATCGCCGATAGAAATACTGGAAGAATAAAAGAGTTTTTGGAATACTTGATTAGATTTAGACAGGTATCAAAATATTTATCTACTTTTGTTGAGGGTATAAAAACATATGTTAAACAAGATGACATGCTACACCCTCACTTTAGTCAAACTAATGTGGTGACAGGTAGGCTATCTTGTTCAGAGCCTAACTTCCAAAATATACCAAGGGGTGATAAGCTACCTATCAAAAGAATAATACAATCTAGATTTGATAATGGTGAGATTATTGAAATGGATTTTGCACAATTAGAATTTAGAGTTGCTGCTTTTCTATCCCAGGATTCTCAAGCTATCTCAGATATTTTAGAAGGTGTAGATGTGCATCAAAATACTGCCAATGTTATTGGTTGTATAAGACAAGATGCAAAGGCACATACATTCAAACCTCTCTATGGTGGATTTTCAGGAACTGAAGAAGAGAAAAAATACTACTCATGGTTTAAGAAAAGATACAAGGGTATAACACAATGGCAAGATAAGACAGAGGATACAGCCATAGCTACATCCTTTGTAACACTTCCTAGTGGTAGGCAATACTACTTTGAAGGTATAGAAAGAGGTACTTGGGGTGGTTCTAATTATTATACTCAAGTTAGAAATTATCCTGTTCAAGGATTTGCAACAGGTGATATAGTTCCCGCAGCTTGTATTGATATTTACAATGCAGTAAAAGGAATGAGAAGTAGACTAATAAACACTGTGCATGATTCTATTATTATAGATGCACATTCATCGGAGGTAGACCATGTCATAACTAAACTAAAGAAGGCTTGTGATGGTATCACACAATCTATTAATAAAAGATACGACATAGATTTTAATATTCCCCTTGACTATGAAATAAAAAAGGGGCATAATTGGTTAGACCTAAAACAAATATAGGAGTATATATACATGACTGAAAAAACAATCTTTGGAGACATGTCCGAAGAACAAATAAGAGCAGAGGCAGGTATGGGTACGAAAAGTACACCCTCATACATTGTTAATCTGCGAATAACAAACAATCACAAAGACAAAAATAATGATGATAAAATTACCCAACATCTTGGTAGCTACAATGTTTGGGATAAGGATACAGAACAATTTGTCTATGCACCTTCAATATCTTTTAGACCATTCATGAAAAGACAACAGTACATGACATGGGATAATAAAGAGAAAACTTTTTCTGCTGAGTCTATCTTAGTTGCATTTGGAGAAGAAGCTTTTGATACCTTAGGCACTACAAAATGTGGATATGTCACTACAAAAAATAGAGCAGACTTAACGCCTGACCAAAAGGTAAGGGCAGAGAGTACAAAGTTTTATAGAATTATGTATGGCTTGATGGATATTAAAGGTGAAAACTCAAAGGGTGATAAGATTACTCTGAAAGAATATCCTGTTCAATTAAAATATGCAGGAGGTAATGCTATTGTTATGAGCAACTTAGATTCTTTATTATCAAATAAAGGAATACTGTGGTCTAATTCTGTAGCATTAAATACAGAGGAGAAGACTGTTGGCGGTAATACATTTTATAATTTAAAGATAGGTAAGATAACATCTCTTGATATACCTGCTAATCTTCTAGAAGATAGTGATGATGGTAGAGCCTATCAATTATTCAAGAATGATATTGAAGCTAAGAATGAGCAAGTTATGGAAAAATACCATGCTCATTTAAAAAAGTATGCTGATGAAAGTACCTTAGTATCTAAAGTCACTAAAGCTTGACAGAAGAAATACTAGATAAAATAAAACATTTATTGGTACAGGCTGAGAAATCGCCTGTGCCTATAAGCGAAGAACTTATAGAACAGTTTGGAGAAGACTGTAAGAAAGCAATCCGAAAACAATTCAAAGAAAAAAGAGATACCTCCTTTAGAATTAGGATGTCAGGTATCGGTAAACCTCTCTGTCAATTACAAATGGAAAAAGCAGGGGCCAAAAAAGAACCCATGCCTTACAATAATAAACTAAGATTTTTATTTGGGGATATGATAGAAGCATTGACAATGTTGTTATTAAAAGCTTCTGGAACTTTAGTAGATAGTGAACAAAAACAAGTCACTAGAAAAAGTAAATACTTTGAGACAGGTCTTACAGGTACTTATGATGTAGAGATTGGTGGTAAAATTTATGATATTAAATCAGCTAGTGATTGGGCATACAAGAATAAGTTTGCTATGGGATTTGAAGCAGTTGTAGATAAGGATGTCTTTGGATATAAGTCTCAAGGATATCTCTATGCAGATGCAGAGAATAAAAAGTTTGGAGGTTGGATTGTAGTTAATAAATCAACAGGGGAGATGTGTATAGTATCAGCACCAAGTAGTGATGCTAAACATAGAAAAGAAGCTTTGAAGTTAGCCGATGATAATATTAAAGCTTTGATGGAAAACAAACCTTTTGAAAGGTGTTTCGATGATGTAGAAGAAAAGTATAGAAGTAAACTAACAGGTAATAGAGTGTTGAGTAGTGTCTGCGGGTTCTGTTCTTTCAAGCAAGATTGTTGGGGAGATAAGATACAACACTTACCTCAACAAGTTTTTGATGATGAAGGTAGGCCTCGTTCTAAAAGTCCTAGATATTATTGGTATACTCATGTAGCCGACAGAGGAAAAAAACAATGACAAAAAAAACACAAAATATAAATGACGGAATAGTAATATTATTAAAACCTTACAAGAAAGGTAAGTTTGCTGTTGGTTTAACTACTGATTATAATGCAGATACTCCTGAAAAAGAAATGTGTAAGCTAGTGGCACTGGGAGCAGCACAGCTTTTGCTAGAAGACCCTGACCCTTTTTATGAAAGGGGTATAGAGATATCTGCTAAGTTAGATGCTATTGATATGTCTGACGCAACAGAGTTTATAAAAGAAGATGATGAAAGTAATATAGTAGACTTAACAAAATATTTAGACTTAAAAAATCTGAACTAGGAGAACTATGAAACATAATTCTAATTTTAAACATGACCTAGAGTGGGGTAAGCAAGGTGAAGTAGTAGTAGGGGAAATACAAGAAGGTGAGAAGACAGAGGTAAAGTCTGAAAGAGATAAGTGGATTAAGACAGGCAACCACTATTGCGAATATCAAAGTAGAGGTAAAGAAAGTGGTATACGAAAGACTCAAGCAGAGTGGTGGACTATAAACTTTTATAGCGGGGATAGATTTTGTTTTAACATAACCTTAAAAACAAAAGATTTAATATATATAATTGATAACAATAAGTTTAACAGTGTTCCTGGGGGAGATAACAATACCTCTTGGGGATACTTAGTTCCTATTATTAAGTTAATTGATTATAATAATTATATGGAGAATAGAAATGAAAACTGAAGACATACTGAAGAGTGCATCTAAATTAGTTTCTGGTGACAGAGCAAAAGCTTATGGAGATAAGAAGATACTCCATGATAAGATAGCTACGATGTGGTCTGCTTATACTGATTGTGAAATCAATGCAGAGCAAGTGGCTATGATGATGGCTATACTAAAGATAGCCAGGACAACAACAGGAAGTAGTGCCGATAGTTATACTGATGGTGCTGCATACATTGCAATAGCAGGAGAAATACATGACCAAAAATAACGAAGCACCTCAACAAAAAAACTATGTACTAAGTGAAGAGCAGAGGAATACTCTACTACAATACTTAGCTAACAAGCCTTTTATTGAAGTGCAAAAATATATTAATTTATTAGCAGGATTGACAGAAATCAATGACAACATCTCACCAAACTTCATTAAAAAGTAACGATGGTTTTCAGTTATATAGTTGTAAAGTTTCCTATTCCAGAGTTGATGGGAATTTTTATTGGGATGAAGAGACTTTAAATACTAAAGATTTAATAGAAGTATTTAAAAAGAAGTATGGTACAAACGAACCCTACTCTCATGATAAAAAACTCTTAATACCTCTACCTCATATACTAAAAGCAGTAGTAGTACATTTAAAGAATGAGTATTCCCATTCTTACAAAACAACCCAACAATTATTAGATAAGTTAACTAGTTAGTTCTTCCATTCGAGAAGATAACTCTTTGGCACGATTGGGGGTTTGCTTTGCCCAACGACTATCGAGCATCTCTTTTGCTGCGACAGTGTACGATTTATTCCTTAATGCAAGTAGCATGTTCTTAAATTTAGATACACCATTAGCACCCATTTGAAAAATCATTTCACATAATATTCCTTGTGCTTTTATGTGGATGTCTAATTCATTTTCACTACATAGTTCTTTCATACTATCCCATGCTTTATTGAAATCCTTTTCAAATAGTAAGTCCCAACCTTCTTTGGTTGTAGGTACTACTTCTCCCTCTAAAATTTTATGACCGTAGCCCCCTGTTAAAAATCCTTCTGTGCAGAAGTAGGGGTCTAGCCTATATCCTTCATGTTCCTTAACTCTATCCATTAGTTCTTTTTTAATTACATCTACCATACTATACTCCTATTTCTTTTTAACTAAACCCATTGCACCCTTTGCACCCTTTATACCAAAACTAGCAGAACATGCTATGTATAATAGATGCTTATAATAATCGGGCAGTGATTGTAGTGCAATAAATCCTGCATGAATGTGGTCTGTCATTCCTGGAAAGAATACTGCCACCGCAGGTGCTAACAAACATATTAAAATTAGTTCGTCTTTCCACGACCCTTTCATTTGGTCAACGGCACTAGCTTCCCATGAAATTTTTCCCGCTATCTGTTGTTCTTTCAAAGCTTTGGCTGCTTTAATTTCAGTAACAGCTAACTCTGCTTTAGCTTTCTTAGTTGCTACAAATCCTTTAACTGTATCCCCTACTATATTAGCAATGGGGCCTATTAACATATTAAACATATTTACTCCTATCTTAAATATTTATATCTTGTATCTGCGTATTCTTTATCTATAATCCCGTATTGGGCCAGTATATCTAGTATAAACTGGGGTTCTCTAACTAGAGCAGGGTCAAATCCCTCTAATCTTAATCTAGAATTTAATGCTAAATCTTTCATCTGTTCTATTTTATCTTGTCTTTTTCCATCATACTCCTGCTTAGTTATTCTTCCTTCCTTTAGTTGTCTTACTAAATCTTTTATATCTGCTTTTATAACTTTTAATTTTTTATTTAGTCTCATTGATTCACTTCTTTTTAATTTTGTAACTGAAACATTATTAATTTTAAAACCAACAGAGTTTAAAATAGCAGTTATTTCATTTTCATCTTCTCTGTATGCAGACTTACTTTCAAATGTAGCTTTATTTATTCTCTCTGTAGAAAATGAGCCAGGTACAAACGGGAAGTTAGGAATTAGTTGTCTGCTTAAATATTTAAACATTACATTAATATCGTCTACAGAACTAACACCCTTTCCTTTTATTGTTTCTTTAGTAAAAAAATCATATCCAAAAAGTGCTTGACCAATTGAACCTGCTACTCCAAAACTAGGTTGTAGAGGGGCAGGTAGTGCAGGCAATGCTCCATTTCCTAATTCTAATACATCGCCACCAGGAAAATATCTTTCAATAAACATATATTTAGATTGACCATCCTTTGTCTGAAATGGTAATTTTATATTTTTATAAGGCATGAATGGTATTCCTAAAAGATTTCCACCTTTATAAGTATCGCCATCTATTAAGGCTCTTTCTCTATCTGCGTCACCACCACCAAATTTTTCACCTGCTTTATTTAGTAGGTATCCCATAGCTCCATACTTTGCATATTTCCAAGGTCTGACTACCGCTGTTTCAGCAAGAACTGGAACTGCCCTATATGAAAATGCTAAAAATGGAGTTGCACTTCTTCTTAATGAATTTATAAAAGGTGCGTCTATATCATAGTCTATAAAATGTTTACGAGAAAACATAGCTGCTTCATCGGCGGTGTATCCTTTTTGGAGTCTATCTATAAAAGCATTTAATCTGAATATATGGTCTTCTATTCTATAAAATTCATTTAGTGTTCCAGTAAATTTATTATTTCTAACATATCCAAATGTTCTTTCAGCTATGCCTACACTATTTTCCCATTCATTTTTATTAAAATTATATTTATATATGGATGTAAGTCCTGTCTTATCTATGTTTCTTAATTCTTTATCTACAAAACCTGCATCAAAAACACCATGTTCTTTTGCCATTCTAATTATTTTAGATTGATAAGCCTTATCTAAGTTGTTATGATTAGCTAACATTCTTGCAGCTAGAGGTAGATTTTTAAAATCAACATCCGCCATATCTGTAAAGAACACATTACCAAAAACATTATTAACATGGACAGTAGGATTCCAAGCAGTTTTACTTGCTTTCCACATTTGATTTAAAGTATTATATGTTTTATAAAAAGCACCTTGCTTTGTTTCTAATGTTTTTTGATATTGAACTACGTTTACAAATACTTCTTTAGGTACATACTTACCTGCTAGATTACCATATCTTAAAGGCGAGTTAGGATTTCCAGGGTCTAATTTAGTTAGAGGCAACTTAAATAAGTTTTTATCATTCATTGATTTTTCACTTAATCCCCTATACAGCTTATCATTTTTTTTAATAGCATAGTTTACTGCCATGTCGTTATAAAATTTTGCTTGGCCTAATGCCCCAGTCATCATTCTCATTGTTTGATTAATAGCATAAGATGCATCTTCTATTTCACCTTTCATTAATCTTTCAGGTTTAAGCATTTCCCATCTAATTGATATAGAATCGTCTTCCCCTATCAGACCTTTAGCCTTTAATATTTCTATTCCTTTTTTACTTTTTAAATCTTTTAATGTAACTCCAGGAGGAAGTTCCCAACCTCTGTGGGGTACAAATTCTGGTTCATCTTTTCCACCCCTGACCATAATTTTTTTTCTACCATCACTGTATGCTTTTTCAAATTGATATGATTTTAAATAATCTTTATAAGATACTAACTCTACATGCCCTCTAGGTCTTAGTTGGTCACTGATACTTTTAATATCTATTCTATCTTGGTCTAAATATACCCTAGATAAATAGCTATTAAAATTTCTTTTCATGACATCATCTCTTATAAAACCATAGTCTACTAACTTTTGGCTGATATCTTGTATTATTAGTTTAGTATCTTTAGCTACTTTACTTAATGCTCTATTTTTTACAGCAGCATCTGTTATATCTCCCTCAATTAAGTTATGAACAACTGCTAGTTCTGATGGTGATAATTTTTCCATATTTCTTAACTGTACTTCAAACTGTCCTTGCAAACGATTTGCAAATCCAAATGCATTATTTTTTAAGGCTTTCACCTCAGTAGGGACACCAAACATATCTATAAAACCCCTGCCTAAAAACTCTCTAAGAGTTTCATCACCTATTAAAATTTTGTCTGATTCAGGACCTATTTGTTTTTGGAAAACCCCATCCCTAAGTCCCCCTAATGATTTTATGGTAGACATCTTTGTTCTTAATGCATATTTACCTCCCACATATCCTGCTAAAGCACCCATAAAAGCAGTTCCTAACTTGGTTGTAATAGGTGTATCCTCACTTGTTGTAGTTGTAAGAGGTTGAGCATATCCTAACAATGCCCCTCCAAAACTTAATCCACCTTCTCCTGTTTTTATTTTTTCCCATAAGGGCATGCCAACTTTTTCTGAATAGGGAGCTGCTATATATCTTCTAAAAAAATACATCGGTCCTTTAGTCATGTTTCCTTTTTCAGCTTTAAAAGTGTTTAACTTTAATTCTTGTTCGTCTCTAAGTTTTAATTTTTGTCCCTGCTCTCTAACTAAACCTTTTTCTTTAATACCTAGTTCTATATCTTTTCTTCCAAATGCTATCTTACCTTTTTCATCTCTAAATATTCTAGGTAATATTGTTTTACCTGCAGGGTTTATAAAGTCATCAGTTAACTTAGGGTCTACTAATTCTTTTTCTATTAATTTTGAGGGCCTTACTAAAATATCTTTTCTAGGTTCTGTTTTAATAATAATTTTATTTCCTTTTTTTATTCTAGATACTTCTTTACCTGGCAATACTTGTTTTTGAAGGCCAAATTTATCTGCATCTTTTGTTGTGTAATTATATTGCATAGGTCTCATTGGTTTATCCCAAAGAGGTATGGCTCTACCTTTACCTGTAACTCTTACTCCTAAATTTTTTAAACCTCCTATGGTAGGTGCAAGAACACCACCTCCCACTAATCCTAGTAATGCCTGTTTATCTCTTGAATTAATTATACTATCTTCATCTACATATCCTGTAGCTCCTGCTATTCCACCTGATACCATGCCATACCCACCCATTTTTAGTAGTGTTCTAGCTTTAGCTAAAGGTATTAACCAACCCGCAGGGTCTAATATAGCACCTCCAAAATATGCAGCAGTAACAGCAAAACCTTTTTCATCCATGAGGTTTTTTAATTTAGCCTGTTCATCTTTCATGTTTCTACCTGTTAGATAGTTTTTTTCTGAACCTACTATTTGCTGACCACCTCTTACAGTGTCTGTAATTCCTAATCCAAATGCAAAAGCCATAGCACTAGCTAAACTCTCATCCTCATTAGCAAAGTCTTTTAAATCTTTAGTTTTTAACTTTACAACAAATTTAGATTTATTAGGCTCGGCAGTATCAGTCACTGTAACAGTATTCTTTTTTTTTAAATTGTACTTGTCAGTTACACTTTTTGGTATTTTTAACTCCATTATTATCCTAGCTGACTTTGATTTATAATGTCTATAACTTCATCATCACTTAGATTTTCGGATGCCTCAGGACCATACTCAGATATTAATACCCTTCTAATTTCTGCTATCTTATTTGGTAAACTTAATTCATTAAAATCTTCAGCTACATTTAATGGTATGTCAGACACTTGTCCTTGTTCTGCTGATACTTGATTTCTTTTTAGTTGTAGATAACCATCTCCATATGAGCCTACACCATAATATTGGTCAAAATAACTCTCTCTAATTATTTCTTCTTTTGCACCTGCGATAGTTGTGTTTTCTCTAGATGCTATGAAATTTAAAATATTATTTATTTTATCATCATCAGGCCTACTTGCATCATCATCTCTCATTACATCATAACCTGCTATTCTTAAAACATCTGATACTCTTTGGTCTACTACAAAAGGGTCTATTATTTCATTAGTTTGTGGGTCTTTGTAATTAGATTTAAACCAATTTAAAAAACCATCATTGTGTACCTTAGCATCTTGATAATTCAAAGATAAGAAAGGTTTTACAGAACTGACTTCTGAAATAGATGCAAGACCACCTTCCACAGGGTCTGATTCTCTTAATTCTCTACCACCAACACCTGATATAATAGCTTCTCTCTGTGGTGCAAATTGAGATTTATCTACCATGCCCTGTACCTTACCTACTAAAGTATTTGCAGTTGCTGTACCCATGTTTGCCTTTTCTATTAAGCCACTTTTTATACCATCAACATCCATAGAATATTTTTTCTCAACCATTTCAGAAAAATCACCATCTGTTAATCTTGCTTTATCTTCTTCTGATAAATTATCATAATTACTTTTTATAGTAGAAAGT